ATCTTATTTGAAGGTTAGAGTGATAGAACTCCTTCTTTCTAATCTCTCTTTTTTATTAATATTATTTTCCATAATATCTACTAAACGATCTTATATGTAATATCAGGTTTATCATCTCTTAGAGTATTTACATTAATAAACTCTGGTACTGTTTGAGTTTCTTTAAAGTAATTATCTTCTAATTGAGGATTTTTATAGATGGATTGATGTAGTGATTCATAGTTATTCAAACCAATGAATTTAATATATACAATTTGCTCACGATAGATATTTGTAATATAAGTGATAAGGTTAGGCATATGAAGATCTGTAAGATTATTCATATCTTCAATATATTCTTTAATCGAATTTGTAATATCATCCAATACAGAAGAAGCTTCTTCTTTAGATTGGAACTTGATTTCAAATTTAAGAGAAAGATTAATCTTATCAATATTAGATTCTTTATCAATGTTGTACATTTTAGAAGGTCCATAAGTATTGAAGAATTTATAATCAATACCGAAAGAATCTTCTAGTAAGAATGTAGCTTGTTGAATATATAATCTTCGTTCATCAATCATTTCTACTAGCTTATTAATTCTTTCATTAGAATTAAGATAAGTATATCTTACTACAGGCATCTTATGAATCCTATATCCGTAAGTACCAGCTTCTTCATCTTTGCTTAAAGCAATATAAGAGTTATTGAAGTCGCTGTAATCATAGAAGATATCCAAACCAGCATCACCAGCAGAATATACGTTTAATAAACTCCATCCATCTAAACCTGGAATTATATCGTCTAGATTTCCTTTCTTTTTATTAATCTCATAATTCTTACCATACTCTTTATCTTCTTTAGCAACAAAGAAGAATTTAACTTTTACGTTTGTTGGTAAGTAAGTACCTAGATCTTTACCATTCTTGATATTATGCATACCACTTGGTGAATAGATATAGGTATCTTTAGAAGAAATAATATCATTAAGTTTAAACTTGAATTGGAGATCATATTGATATCCATTTTGGTTATAACTTAATAGATTGGATTCTAGATATTTGAATGGATACTCATTTCCTTCACTATCAGTTCTATATAAGACGGCGTATACTTTGAAATTCAATTCAGCAATAGTAACGCCATCTTCTTCATATTTAACTAATTGGAAATCAGTACCAATAGATTGATAGCAAGTCATATCAATCTTGAATGTGTCATAATCATCATAATATTCTCTATGAGCATGAACTGTAGTTGCTACGAATTGAATAAGAGATGAGTTATTTACATATTCAAAATATAGAGATCTGTAATAATTTACTAGAGTCAAATAATATGATACATAGAATGGGCTTTTATTGATACACATCAAATATGGATTCATATACAAGAACCCATTATCATCCATACTATTAATAGTAGCTTCATCGTCAGCAGTTACATTCTTTATAGTTCCAGTAACTGGATCTGCATAGAATTTAGCACCTGGTCTGATGATCATATTATTCTTATTATTGTTAGAGAATACATCCGCATCAAGATCTGTAGTGATCGTATTAGTAGGAACGATATTGTCTCCATCTTTCATCATAAGATATACATAATACAATCTCTCAATTTGATTATGAACTTTTCTTAATAAATATAAACGGCAATCATCTCTTTGAAGTGAGTTAAAGAAGTTATCTAAATCTGTATAAGTGGAAATAGATCCCCTAGATAATGCTTCAGCAGGGATTGCCTGTTTCAATTCATCAATAGTAAGTTTATCATCACCATATTGAGAGTCTGATGCACTCATAAGAACTAAATACATACCCATATATGGATACTTATCAGACTTATAAGACATCAGTTCTTGATATTGATTTAGTTTAAAATTACATTTACTACCAAGAGTTGTAAATACATGAACTGTAATTTCAGCATTTCTTCTTGGTTGATTTTCTCTATTAAATCTTAAACGGATTGTCTTTTCATCTAGATACATGTAGTTGATGAAGTTCTTATTAGAGTCTGTAGTATAATCATATAAACCATCATAGATTGGTTCATAATATACTGCTTCCTTATAAGTACCATCATCTTGTTCTTCTGAAACCATTACATAGAAATATGCTAATTGATCTTCAAATGTAAAGTTTAAGATCTTAGTTTCTAATGGGTTATTTACAATAATCTTTTTATAAATTTGAGTATGAGTAACCTGTCTGATAGTAGTCTTAATAGAGATCATTCTATCACCAGAGATATTCACAGCTCCAAGATATGGTAAATATGGATTAGTAACAGAAGATAGTTTATTTGTATCTGTTAATTCATATGCTGCAGTATATACAACTTCACCAGTAGGAAGGTGGTGACGTGTAACTATGATATCATAGTCTAATACATATGGATATTTTGTAGTTTCACCAATATAGAATACATATTCTTTATCAATAACGAATTTGTTATTCTTCATATTGGCAACCATTTGAGATTCTGGTAAGTTGATGGTTACTTCAATCTGTGCTGGTTTAGCAGTAATACTATTAATACCTAAAGCCAATGCATGAGAGATTACATTTCTTTCATACTTTGCTTTTGTAGGAATAGCTTCCATAGAATATTCAGAAGCCATAATAGCAGTATTTTCTGCTAAGTTACCAAAGATTGAAGATAGATAACCATAAACACCTAATACTAGAGTATCCTCTGGTATATCAATATACTTAGCTTTAAGACCTTCTATAAAGTCTGTTACTTTATAGATATCAGTACTAAGTATATTCGTAGTATAGTATGCCATGTCTTCTCCTGTCTATATATTCATTTTATTAATTTGAAGATGGTGGTTTTACATTTACTCCTCTTCTAATATTTATAGGATCTAATGTATCACTATCACCAGCATATCTAGGAACAGATCTAGCTTCATCTGTACCCCATTTTAATAATGGTAATCTATAACCTCTCCAATCAGCTTCTTTAGGGAATTCAATATAAGGATAATCAACATTCTCACCAGAAGGCATTCCAATATAATCATCCCATAAAGGAGATTCATTATTTGGAGGGGCTGCTGTAGTACTTCCTTTTTTCCATAAAGAAACAAGAGAGTTAAAGTCACTTAAGATATTTGGTTCCATATCTTCAAAGAATCCACTTAGTTTAAAACCAATAGTAACCTTTAAGGGTCCAGATTGAGGAATTTCACTAAATGAAGATCTTGAAATAGATTTAGGGAATACACCTGTAAATTTAGAGAAGTGAATAATAGTTTCTCCATCATCATCTACTAAGAATCTAAATACACTCATATGAGAATATAGTATCTTATTAATAATATAAGATTTCTTAGGAGGTAGTAATCCTAACCAAGATAACTGACGAGCTATATCATAAGTTTTGAAATAGTTATAAATTTCTAAATATCTTGTATCTTCAAATTCTACACTAAAGTCAATGTTTTCATCAGAACTGATAGATGATTTAGGATATAAGATTCTAGACCCAAACATATTTTGAGCTGTTTCTAATTCATCTACTGCAATATCTGGAATATCAATATTAGAAGTCTTTCTATTACTAAGAATTCTAACAAATGGACAAGACCTACCAGAACTACCATCTGATGCACCATAACATAGATTTTCTAAAACTGTATATAGATAGCCATGAGAATATAGCCAATTAAAATATGGAATTTGACTAGCCTCATTAGATAACCAACCTGATTTAGATTTATCATCTGGACTGCCATCATTATATCTTAATATTGGAAGGTCTGGTTTTGTAAAGAATACATATTCTCTAGCCCCTTGAACGTGATTGAATGGATCTATTCTTGGGAGTCTATAGAATGTAGTCCAATACTTGAGATCATCTGGTTCATAAATACCATTAGCTCTCATAGTCCTTCTCATCTCAGATTCATGAGATAGTACATCTGATTTCAATTTTACTATATCTTCATTATCATCATTAGCACGACCCCACATATGCATTGTAGCATCGTCAGCTGTTGAATCAATCTTTTCTCTATATTCATCATCTCGTACTATTTCAATATAATCTCTAGGATTATTGGCCACTGTCTCACCACCTAAACAAAAAAATTACAAAATTTATTATACATATGTCGGAGAGCCTAGTATTTAATCAAGGCTGTAATGAGCTAATCCTATGACATTATCGTAATTATCTTCAGTGATAATTATATCGATATAATTACTCTTTATATTTTTCAGGAGGAAATATTTCATGCATGAATATAATACTCTATTATCTGAAATGGATATGGGTCCTTTGAAAAAAGTCTTATCCTTAATGGATCTAGACTTTGATGAATTAAAACGTGGTATTACAGGTACTGTAAAAGGCACAAATGATACTACAGGTTTTAAAATGAATTCAAACATTGCTAAAGAAGCAAAAGGTTTGACAGCTGTATTCCCTGTCCTTGTCAGTGAATCTGTATCTGTAGAACAAGCACAAATGATTGCTAAAGCTGCTGAACGTAAATATGTAGCTATGTTCCAAATGCTATTTGCAGCTAGTCAAATTACAGATGCTAAAAGTGCTCAATCTTATTTGAAAAAGTTCCACAACAATATTACATCTTCTCTAGATCTTAGCGATATGACTGTAGATGATGTAATCGACTTTGCAAACAAATTAGATGAAGAAGTACAAACGACAGCTTTATCCAATGCTCGTATTAGTGAAGCTACAAAAGCTGTATTAGAAGACTTAGCATACAATGAAAACTATGTTAAAGTTCTTGCTGAAAACCTAAATCCAGTATCTTTGAATAATTACAAAGTTAAAACTGTATTTGGCGATTATAAAGCAACTCAAATCTCTGAAGCTGATGATGCTGATAGTTATACTACATCAGATAGTACAAAATCTAGAGAATGGGAAACTGCTGGTAAAGATGGCAATCCTATTCATCATAGAAGAACTACTACTATTCGTAGAAATCCTATCAGCCCAAGAGAAAAAGCAGCTACTATTAAAGATAAGAATGCTACTCTTAAAGACAAAGCTGATATCATTACTAAACAAATTCTTACAACAGATATCAAGAAAGCTAATGAAGCTACTCCTAGCTTAATGATTATCAACTTTGTAACTCAAGCTGATGGTCGTGATAATGAAATCGTTAATACTGCAGTAATCGGTGTTAAATGTGTTATCCATTACATCTCTTCTTCTGAAATGATGAATCGTTTGGTATTAAAAAATACTGATCGTCGTGGTTTATTGAACTTCATTCGTGCTACTACTGGTGAAATCCAATTCTTCCGTGATTTCTTATTTGCAGTAGATCGTGCTAAGATTGATGCTGTTGCTAAATCCAATAAAGGTTCTAACTCTCGTATTTGGAAAATGTTGGAAATCCGTGCTAACCGTGCTAAGATGAATACAACTGCTCGTGCTGATAATGCTGCTTGTGCTGCTATTACAATGCTAGTAATTTCTAAAGCAGAAGTTGAAATCATTAAACAACATCATCGTTTAGATCTTTCTAAAGCATCTACTATGCTTTCTGTTATGAAAGGTTATAACTTCATTGGTGTTGCTGTTATCGATGAAGTAAACGAAAAAGTAGACTTCTTATACGATGACGGTACTAAGAACTTTGAAACTATCTCTTTCATGAGTCTTGAAAGAGAACAAGGTGCTGGTGAATACAAGAAAATGATTAATACTCTAGTGAAAGGACGATAGTTAGAATGATTACTTATCAAGCTGGCATTAGACCTTTTAACGAAGATGATATGTCAAGTACTGTTAACACTCCAAACAGTATGAATCCTCCAAGATCTAATGGTACTGTGAATAATATTCCACCAAAAGAAACCAAACCTGCCAATATCAATTTTGATGATGGTGAAGGAGATGCTAATCCAAAACCAATTAACCCTGCTGGCAATGTAGCCTCTACTGTTAATATGGTCAAACCTAGTGCTCCAACTAATACGAACAGTACTCCTAGCAATAATATTGCTAATCCCGCTAATCAAATGAATAATAATCCTAATAAACGTGCAGTTGGAGAAGAAGTTATGACAAAAGAATTTAAACAAATCGTTAGTGAATATATGGATATCACTGACTACAAAACAAATACACGTTTATATAATTTAGATGAAGCAGAACAAAATACTGTATTGCTTTCCCTTACAAATAAATTATATCAAATGATTGTAGCTAAAATTGATGATGTTGAAAAAGGCGATATCCCTAAATCTCGTGGCGATATTACTCGCCTTCCTAAATATAATCAATTGAAAGAATGTGCTAAAACACTTACTAGCATCTTTGAACAATACAAAGAAGACACAGCTCCTATTAAAGTTATCGAAAATGCTATTGATAACTTAGAAGATAACTCTGATGTATTCGTTCAATCTTATATGGCTAAAGTAGATTTTGGTATCATGATCTATGAATCTGTTACTCTTGCAGTAATTGGTTCTTTATCTTACATGATTGCTTGCTGTATTGAATACGTTAAAGATCCTAAAAACGATGGTCTTACTATTGTAATGGATAAAACTGGTGTAGCTAAAGTAAAAGAACATTTACTTTATGAAAACCTTGTTAAATTCAATGAAGCTTGCAGAACAAATGATATTGAAAATGCAATTCGTCCATTAATCAAAAACAGAACTCAAAACTTATTCGGTGTTGGTGGTCTTGTATTGGTTAAAGGTCTCTTGATTGCTGTTCCTGTAATCATTGCATTGATTCCTTTGGTTAAAGACTTAGTATATTATTTCTTTGCTGCTCGTCAACGTGTATCTGTATACTTCGACATTCAAGCAGATTTGTTGGAAATGAATGCTAACGAATTAAAAGATAATCCTAATATCACTACTGATGCTGATAGAAAATCTGTAATTCGTAAACAACTTCAAGTTGCTAGAACTTTCCGTCAAATTGCAGATAAATTGGCTGTAGAAGCTAAGACTGCTGAAAATAAAGCAGATAAAGAAATCAAGAAAGATAATAAGAAATATCGTATTGATGATGTAGAAACAAACCCTGCTGATGCATCTGATGGTCCTTTATTCTAAGGAGGTAATCAGATATGTTAGTACTTGGTAGAAAACCAGAAAAGACAGCATTAGAAAAAGATGAATTTAATATCGATTGGATGCTTCAAGGTCCTGAAGTGACTCTTGAAATGAAAAAAGATATTATGGAATCTCTAGCTGACTATCAATTCAAAATTCCTAAGAACATCGTTTCTTATATTATCTCTCATTATAACTATTCTCCATATAGTAAGAATAAATTTGATGCCAATGAACACAAAGGTGTTCAATTTAAATATTTCTTAGATTTTGGCAATCCTATGAGCTTAACTTCTAAAGAAAATGCTTATAGTTTATTTAAGTATTTCCGTAATAATGAAGATAATATCGAAGGTATTTCTCCTTTCGAAGAATACGATTTATATCCTATCGCCACTACAATAAACGATGGATTGTTATGCACAGATTCTAAAGGTGTAATTCATTTATACTATTTAGATTCTGATGAAGTTGTTAAGGTTGCTAATACATTCGATGAATTTTTAGCAAGCTTGTATATTAGTAATGAATGCTAGCAGGAGGAAATAGAAACTATGTTTAAAAGAGCTCCTATGAGCACAGCTGAGTTGATTAAACGTAACTTAGAACAACAAGCTCTTAAAGAAGAATCTATTAACCTTTATCCTGATACAGATAAAGATCTATTAGATAATTCTGATTTATATAAAAAATACACTAAAGCACAAGATAAAGCTAAACTTGATAAAGATCTTGTTAGTAAATTCTCTGAAGCGGTAAATACTAAATTATTAGAATGCTGCTTATATCAAGGTATGTTGAAACCTGTTTTAAAAGAACAATTCTGCAATTCCCATGAAAGAAAACTTGGTAAAGCTTTGGTAAGAAACTTTGTTCAAGAACATGGTGCTTTTAAATTAATTGAATCTTTCAAAGACAAAAGTTGCTATTTGAATGAATGGTATGATGCTATCAAAGGTTATCATACTGCCATGATGAATGAAGCTAAAGAAATTGCTCAAGAAGGCATTCCTGAAGCAGAAATGTTTGAAATCGAAGATGATACAATTAAAAACTTTGTATTCGATACAAAGAGCATCATTCCAAAAGATATCACTAAAATGATTACTTCTCGTGTAGAAGATGCTGTTAATGATTTCATCGATCAAAACAAAAAACAAAAAGAAGAAATCAAGAAAGTATATGAAAAGGCAAAAGAAAAGGTAGCATCTTTAAAAGATACTATCGATCCTAATGATCCTAGCTTCCAAGATTTCAATGGTGACCCAAATTCCGAATTAGATCCTAAATATGGTGATCAAGTTCAAGAACAAGCAATGGCTATGGTTCGTGGTAAACAACGTACTTTCCGTGAAGAAGCCACTTCTGTATTTAGTATCTTAAGTAAAAATACTTTAGAAACTATTCATAGAAACCAAGCTATTAAAGAATCTTACTCTGTAGGTATGACTGGTAGATTGGATTTCCAAAAAGCTATCAATGATACAAAAGTAATGTATTCTTTCTTAGAATGCTTGAATACTATGGGTATTTTAAGTATCAATGAAGAAAGCTTATCTGCTCTTCTTAATGATATGAAAAAATCTATTCGGGAAGAAAACTCTGTTACCAACATTGCACCAACAAATCCTGCTGATGCAAAAACTCCTGGTGGTACTATGACTGTTAATACTAACAATGCTACACCAGCTCCTCCTCAACCTACTGCTACATCTACATCTAGTGGTACTGAAGGAAATACTTTAGCAAGTAAACCAACTAAATAAAAAAAAATAAGAGTAGAGTCGTAATGACTCTACTCTTAAATTTTGTTAACTATGTAACACATCCATGATTGCTAGCTCTTCTTCTACTGAAGCGTTAACTTCTTCATCGGATAATTCTATACCAGCCATTTCTCTTGCTCTAGAGGCCATACCTCTTTCTTGAGCTTTTTTATTTTGCCATCTTTGCATAAGTTTCCTTTGATAAATCAAAGGATTCTCATCAACAACGATAGGTTTATCAATAAGCTCAACAAGTAGTTCTTTTAGCATAATATACTACCTCCTTTCAATTTATCAAAGTAGTTCTTACTTTAAAGTATATTATAAAAGACCAGAGATTAGCTTACCAGTCTCTTCAGCTGCATCTTTGGTATTTCGCCATTCTTCGAATGCACCAATTGCTTTGTCAGCTACATAGATACCTGCTACAGTACCAACACCTGCACCAATGCCGATTACGGCACCTTCTACAAATGCATCTTTAAGGCTCTTTTCTTCTTGTTGAGCATTGCCTGCTTCTGCAATTTTAGCACCGATTAAAGCTTCTAATTTGTTAACTTGTTCCATTTGTTCTGCCTCCTGTTTTTCGATTTTAGTTTCATTAATTTGATCAAGTTGATCTTGCTTTACCATTTTAGCTTCCTCTTCTTTCTTAGCTTGAATACTTTGTTCTAATGCTGCCTTTTGTTCAGACCCCATGGCTTGTGGGTTTTGAACTTCTACTTGTGCAATTGTTTGTTGCACAGGTTGTGGCTGTTGTTGGATATTTTGTTGTTGCCACTGTTGTGGGATTTCCAACGCAGGATTGTTCAAACCATTATTCATCCCATCAGGAATAAGGTCTTTAATATCCCCAGTGAATAGCATTGGTTTAGCAATGACATATTCTTTTTCTTTCTTAGAGGAATCCTGCGTCGTTTCCTCTGTTACAGGTGTTACCACTGTTTCTTCTTTATCAGGTTCTGTAACAACTGCTTCTTGTTGTGCAACTGGTTGTTCTACAATTTCAACCGGAGTTTCAATAACTACAGGTTCTTGTTGTTGCACTGTTTCTTTTGCAGAAACCTTTTTATTTCTGCGTCTGCGTGTTGCCATTTTGCAACTCCTTTCTTGCTTATAAAAAAGCATAAACTTTAAATAGACTCTCGTCTAGAAATCCCTCTACTGGATTTCACTATTATAGTATATAATTATAACCAATTTTAGAATGGGTATTTTAGCACAATTATATGGGTAAGGGAACTTAATCCCTTACCCTCTATTTTAGATATTGATTAAATAAGTACCTTTAGCTATTTTGCTGCAAGTAAATAAGAATCCGAAGTTGCTTACATTCGATAAATATCTGAGTTCCTTAGCATCTAAATCCCCATGCCCATAAGTGCTTATTAAACTACTAATGCAATTATTAATAATGCCAAATATCGTATTATCATTTTCTTCTTTTGGATATAGGTAAATATAAAAACTATGAGTCAATGGTTCCTCAATAATTTTATATTGGAAATATCCATTCTTATAAAGATCAGAAGAATCTAAAATAGGAATTATATTATCAGCTCTTAGAATATTATTTCTAAGAAGTTTGATTTTAATAGAAGTGCATAAATTAAGATTATTAGAAAAAATATCAGCGGCGTCAATATTAACCAATCTACCCATTACTTTAACATCCATCCTTTTTAAATAAATTCAAATTATTCTCCAAAGAATTTAATGTCGTTTTGCCCCAATCGTTTAGAAATAGATTTGTATTGATATTTGTTATATAGCATATTCATATACCTTAGAGTTATTTCTATTCTAGGAAGCTCAGAATAATATTTATTAAAACTTGAGCTTATAACAATAGAATCATCTATCCATATATTACCATTATACATATCAGAATATTTCTTTTCCACATTATCAAAGTCAGGTTTGGATAAAGGTCTTATCATTCCCATCTCTGCTAACATTTTTTCTTTAGTATTAAAAACGTTAGGTGTTTTGAAATATGCGTTGTAATGTACTTGGCAAGGAGTATAGATCAAAGACTCTAAAAAATCGAAGTCTTGAGTAGTTTTAAATTGCTTCATAAATTGTCTATCAGCAGCACCAGTAATAGAATATACTTGTATAAATCCAGGATTGGATCTGGCATTGGAAAGAATATTATTTCCCTTGCTTTTTATAAACCTAGCTCTAGGTCTAGGACTCCCTTCTGGATTTTCATATATTACCACATATAGCTCTGGCATGTAATACATTTGTTGAAGCATTTGATTTCTAGTATTAATAATTTCATCCATTTTAGATTTATTTATTTTATATTTGTCGATCATCCAAGAAAGTCTCTCTTGATAATCCCTTGGGACTTCAGAGTATTTCTCTTCATAGATTTTTGCTTTTTGTTTCCTAGTCTTTATTTTATCTCACCTCCTGGAATAAGACAAGATTACTTAGTAGTAGCCTATTGCATAAAAAACAAAAAAAGAAGAGTATACTACAAACGTAGTATACTCTCATTATTCTATCTTAATACGTTCCCATATTCATCTAAGGTAATGCCTCTTCTTATCAAGGCCTCTGTAACTAATCTATCTAATTCTCTCTTATTAGCTAATAACAATTCTAATTCTCTATTCGTTATCGCTACATTTCTTCTAACTGTGTCAGAATACATATAAAGAGCTGCTGCTCCAAAGACAAATCCAATTACAAAAGATGAATTCATAATCTGCTCCAATCCTATTTAAAATACTATAATATCATAATTATAGTATATAAATATAGGTTTGATTACATGATGGAACCATTACCAGATTGGTTGCCACCCATGTTATTCCAAGCAGCATAAATAGAACCTAAAGCTCTTGACCAAGTATGAACTAATCTATCTTTTACTGTATTAGAACCAAGACGTGTTAACCAATATAGTTTTACATATCTAAGCATATTAGGTTCTGCAATATTGATACCACACATATTAGCTAGGTAGTCTAATTGTGCTGGGTTACCAATCATATCATTATCGCCTTTACCAGTAGCCATAGACATAACGTCGTATAGGTCTTTAATAGATAATTGAATTGTAACCTGAGTAGGTAATCCATCTTGGGTCCAGCCTTGTAAATCGCCACGTTGAATAGAACAGTTTGTAATAATGCCCATATCTACATGGAACATGGATTTATAAAATGCACGGATTAAGAATGGGGATACATAAGTATTATCACCAGCAGATCTAGGCATAACAAATCCTAAGATATGGCAAAGTGGAACGAATATATTTAAGTATAAAGATAATACATCGCAATCTGGGGAGTCTAATTTGATAGTAATATCATAAGATCTCATGAAAGATGAGTCAGCCCAGATTTCTGGGAAGAACATCTTACCACCAGCCATCATTGTATTAACGTGTTTCCACATAGAACCAAGAATACCAGACATAGAGCTTGTATCACTAGATCCTTTTTCTAAGTCTGCTTCTGGTTTGATAGCAGCTGTATTCATTAATCCAGAAGCACCACCTAATAAGAAATTAACCTCTCTAGCCATATCAGATACTTGGTTAATCTTGCTTGCTAATTGAGATTGTGTAGTACTATTAGAAAATGATTCTTGTACTTGAGTTTCAGAGTTGATATAGAAAGACACAGATCCTCTATGATATCCAGCAAATGGATGTTGAGATGCTAAACCCCAGTCAAAGTTACCTAATTTATTCTTTTCACCATTAGCACCATATTCTATTTCCACATCATTGATATTTAATAGAGATGCTACAGATCTACACATTTGATTTACAGCAAAGAAATAATCTTCTGGAGTTGCTTTAAAGTTATAATATCTACCAGATTGATTTACTAGTTTATTTACATCGGATTCTTTTACTTCACCATGATTACTACTAATAGCAGAAACAATTTCTTTTTGAATCTTTGCTTTCTTATCCCCTTCATAACCTTGAAGGAAGTTAGCTACGCCTGCTTGTAAAACCATAATAGGAGCTCTACCAACAATCTTCTGAGCAAACTTCCTACCAAATGCTGCATCGTTATTAGTATTATCAATTCTATTATCGCAAATAGGCATGAATTGATATGGCATGCCAAATACAGTTCTGATATTTTTGATTGTCATTTTATTCATATTAGTAATAAAATTATCAATAGCATTAAAGGCACTAGTAAATCCTTCTTTAAATGCTTTAATATCATTCATGAAATCTTTATACTGCAATTCATTTGATACTTTATTGATATCCACATCTTTAAACTTACCATCTTTATTCTTATAGGAGAATGCTCCTAAAGCAACACGATAAGTTTTACCATCACTATCTTTAATATTAACGTATCCACTAGGATCTACTGAAGATACTCTAAAGGTACTGTTATCAGTTTTAGCAGAATCTGGAATATCTTGACCATTAATATCCTTCTTTGCATCTGAGTTGATCTTAATTACAGTACCTTCGAGATTGATATCTTGATCATCATTATTTTGTTTATCAGAACCAGCAAATGCTTGTAGATTCAATCTAAATATTTTTTGTTTTAAGATCTCTTCATCCACATCTGCCATCTTAGTTAATCTATTGCTATTTAGAACGTATCTACCAGAAATAGTTTTTAACCAACCATCTTCTTCGGATACAACTTCTATAGTCTTTCCTTTATCTATACTATTCACAGTATTGCTAGAAGCAGAAGGTCTGCTTTTAATTAATACTGGAGCGTTTACTTTGTATAATTCAAACATTTTTATCCTCCTAATTACTAGGTTATTACAAAAATGTCAGGGATAGCATTTCTGCTATCCCTGTGTAGTTTATCTATTAGCAATACTGTTCATATTGTCAATAATTGATTGATAGTTACTAATATCTGTTGTACCGACTCTATTGAAGTTGCCTTCTACACCTGCACCCGCACCTACACTAGAAGCTGCCATTGTGGCAACAGTAGCTCCAGATTGAGGCATGCTCGCTGCATTTATGTTAGCCTTAATACCTTTATCAGCAAAAGTATTTGCTAATTGAACGATAGCAGATAATAATTCGTTAGTCTTAGTTTGTTCTTTAATTAGTTTATCTAACTTAGCACCTAAACCAGGATCGGCAGCGGATGCAGCTTGAGAAGCCCCTCCTACTGCACTACCAGCTGGTGCTCCATTAGTATATTTAGGATCTTTAGATAATACAGCAATTGCTTGTTCTTTACTCATGTTTTGAGTATTTACTAAGTAATTGATATCATTATCAGAATATGGAATTCCATTAGGTCCAACTCCATTAGGAGCATCGACTTTAGCAACTGGAAGATTGAAGTTAGAAGATTTCAAATTGTTTAGGTATTCTTTACCATAGGATTTGATATTTCCCAACGCATTAGAACCAAAGGTTTTAATACTACCCCAAGCATTAGAAGCTAGGTTTTTGATCATAGAACCAAAACCTCTACCGAAGTTAGAAGTTTTACCTCTACCGAATCTAGAAGCTGGAGATTTAGGAATTTGGTTATGTAAACCATAAGAGCCTTCATCAATACCTCTATTGGAAGTATAATCTACTTTGATACGAGTGCTACCTCTACCATATTTAGATATACTCATGAATCCAGGAGTACTTGCAAAGGAACCATGTTTACCTTTACCACTACTACCAGAACATAATCCATCAATAGAATATTGGCATGGATCAACTGCACCATCCATACCAGCACAGTTTTGATCACTAGTTACAGTATAATGTAAATGTGGACCAGTACTTGCACCTGTATTACCAGATTTTGCAACGATTGTACCAGACTTAACATTATCACCTTTAGATACACATTGTTGGGACAAATGGGCAAATAAGTGATACATTCCTTTACCGTCTTTTACAACGACATAGTTACCATAACCAGATCCAGGACCGCCTTGAGAACCTACATCATCTACAACACCATCTACTGGAACAGGAACTGGAGTTCCTTCATCAACACCAAGGTCGATACCATTATGCATTGAAGAGCCTACACCACCAGGACTTTCACGAGGTCCAAATGGAGAAGTAATAGGAGCATTACCCATGCCTGCTTGAAGTGCAGCTGCTGCAGAACCAGATTGAGGAGTGGATACAGAACCAGCACCACCAGATTGGGCACCGCCATTAGATCCTCCTTCTTTTTTAGTATCCATACCTAAGATACTGCTAAATGGATTTTCATCACCAAATAAGAATTTGAGATTATTACCAAATACTTTACCAGCAGTGCCTAGAATAGATGCACCTAGAGCTTTAGTCATTTTAGATAAAGGAGAAGCAATTCTTTCAGCCATACCACTGATTCTACCAAAGAATCCTTTACTATAATCAGTACCAGAAGAAGCTGGTTTAGAAGCTGCGTTTTTATTATTGCTATTAACACCTTTAACGTCTAATGCTTGAGCCATAGTTTTAGTAGTTTGAGGTTTAGCTAAACTACTAGCAGTAGCAGCAGGAAGTTTATAAGGATTATTAATATCTACTTTCTTAGTAGGATCCATAGTTAAACCAGGAATCGTAGCAGGAGTAGATGTATCTAGTTTGAATTGGTTGCCCATACCAAATCTAGCTTTGATATGTTTACCCTTACCAGAAGAAGAACTGATATTACCTTTACCTGCCAAAATAGCTTTAGCAGAAGCAATACGTCTTGGATAACTTGCAGTATCTCCAGATACTTCAAAGCCTTTTTCCCAAGTTACTACAGCATCTTCAATAGATTGATTTGCCATAGCTTGAACGAATTGATTGTAATACCCACCAGGACCTATTTCAGACCATAGATATTCTAATTGAACTGAGAGGTCATCCCATTTCTTACCTTTAGATTGAGCTAATTGATCTAGTTTGGTAGCACGTTCTTGGTACCATTGGCAAAGACCTTTAGCACCAGAACCAGAGTTTACTGAAGAAGGATTATATCCAGATTCAGCTTCGATATTACCACAAATAGCAGCTGCTTGAATATCATTTAAACCCTTAGATTTTAAGAAATCAAAGATTTGTTTTGCATTCGCTGCAGCATCTCCAGATACAGCATTATTGGAACCGTCAGAAGATCCAGAGCTAGATGGAGCTGTTCCGAAGGATAATGCATCTCCTAGAATGCTTACTGCTTTAGAAATACCGCTTAAGAAACCAGTAGCACCAGAACTTCCAGAAGAAGAACCACCAGTTGCTTTACTTGGTTTGCCAGGATCTCTCTTACCGAATTTAGATTGATCAATTAAAGTCATATTTGGTTTGCCAGAAGGAATAGCAGACAAAGCTCCACGCATAGCATTTGCATATTCAGTAAGATCTGCACCAAAGTATCCATTTTGTTTTAGACGAGTTGCAAAGTCATCTACGTCTTTAGATCCACTCAATGGAGGTGTAGTACATCTGTTACAATACCATGCATAGTATTCTGCCCATTCTTCTTCATTACCAAAGTGCATATAGTAGTTACCACCATCTGGTTGTTTATCCTTAGGATCACCAGTTGGTTCATTTTGAGTCATACCACCGAAGTTGTAGTTTTCTAAAGCTAATTGAGAAGAGAAGTTTCCTGATTCATGATACCATTGAGCAAATACTAGTTTTGCATCAATACCAGTCTTAGGAGCAACCCAGTTAGCTAATGCCCACATCTTATCAGCAGATATACCACCTCTACCGTATCTGAATTTGCCTGTGCCGAAATGGAAGTTGTTAGGTCTTAAAGAAGAAGTACCTTTACCATATCTTACAGTTTTACCAGAACCATATCGTTTAGATCTAGCACTGATAGCTACAGTAGATTTAGATAAGATATCATTTGCTCTATATACCTTGTTAGGTTGACGAGTTTCTGGGTCTTGAACAATAATGTTTCCATTATTATCAATACCAGTAGCTGTAACATAATGAGGATTTTCAGCAAATGGAGTTCTATCAGATTCACCAGCGTTATCTTGACCCATTAATACAACAGGATTGCCTGCTGCTAGAGATTGTTTAATAGAGTCATTATCGTAAAGATTGTCTGTTTCCATACCAGCTTTACTCATGAAGCTATTAAAGAATTCAGGTCTGGTACCACCATTAGTTTCTTTAAATCCACCTTTGATTGCATATTGAGCAGCCATACGAGGATCTACATCAACACCAAGAGAAGATAAAGCATTAACAGCAGATACAGGACCACATCCAGAGTCCGCCATTGTTTGTGCTTCAGAGTCACCAGGTGCATTAAATGGCATAGAATATTGGCTATCTAATTGAGAGTAGAAGTTGCCTTTACCATATTTAGAATGTTTGCCAGATCCAGGACCTGGTCCGTATCCGAAGAAGTTCTTAAGAGAAGTACCAGCTTCACCAAGAGCACCTGCGGCTCTATCTCCAAGTTCACTAGCTTTGTTTCCTAAATATTCTAAGTTATTACTAATACCATTTTTAACGTAGTTGTAGTTATTAGTGATGCCATTTTTAACGTAATTATAGTTATTCATAATTCCATCTTTAGCAGAATTATATAGATTAGAAGCGCCAGTCTTAAGAGCGTCCCATGCCTTACCAGCTTGATTTTTAGCCCATTCTAAGTTATTACCAACAAAGTCTTTAAACTGTTGGCCTTTCTCTATTACTTTTGATACTACAGTTTGAGCCCCAGTTTTAGCACTGTCGATCATCTTACTGAAAGTATCTTTAGCTTTGTCCATATTGTCACTTAGAGAAGAAGTTTGCTCATCTTTTCCTCTAGGTTTCTTTCTTCTTAGTTCATCAAGTTCTTTTTTACCGAATCCAAATGCTGGACCTACATATTCAATACCCATTTCCAATACAGCATCTTCTGGAATGATGATACCTAGAATTGGAATAGCAGAACATAATGCGGTTACGATACCTGCTACGATTTTCATACCAGTAGTAGAAGTACCTTCAGAAAGTTGTAGCATTTCATCTGCAGAGTTATAGCCATGGTAGAAATCAGAGATTACACCACCAACAATAATAGCAGCAGATACGATAGCACCAATACCTGTAGAAGCAGCAGCAGCTTCAGCACCTTGTCTCATAAGCTTAGTAGCAGCACGAGCAATATTTGCTGGTTTAGCAGCTCTTTCTAAAATCTTAGCACCAAATCCTTTTAAAGCTTTTGTAGCTTTTGCAGGAAGTACAGATCCTAATTTATCAGATACTTTTGTAATACCATCTTTTAATTTGGATAATAAAGCTTGAATAGTAGAACTTTGAGTTTCTGCTTTTGCAGCAGTTTTACTTATATCAGTACCAGCTTCTTGAGCAAATCCTAAGGCTTCTTTACCTTTAGAAAATGCTTTACTAGCACCACTTCCTATAGCACTTAATGCTTTGGAGTCTACAAATCCATGATACATATCACTTGGAATAGAGGAGAAATCTCCATTAGCAATATCATAAGCAGCTGCACCAGCGGCACCCATCTTACCAATACCACCACCTAGTTTAGAAACTAATGCGGAAGCACCAATAGTTGCACCAATACCACCAAGCATACCAGTTAAGCTTTGGCTTTCTTCAACTTGTGGAGATGGAACCCCATCATTGATTTGACCAGTAGTACCAGATGTAATATCATCAATATCATGAGCAGAAGCATTGCCCATAGCACCATAACTCAAAGCAGCCAATCCAGCTAAAGCTGCACCGACTTTGCCTTTACCTTTGAATTTAGTAGCTAATCTAGATAAAAGTCCTGGTTTTGCAGCTTTAGAAGCAGCTTCTTGAGCAGCTTTTCTTGCAGCGACTTCTTGTTCAGCTCTTGCTAAACCACCAAGTTTAGATTTAACTTGTCCACGGTCTGCAACGTATTTCTTAATAGCATCAGATTGATACATAGAAGTTGCCTTCTTCGTAGCTTGTTCTTCAGCTATTTTAGCAGCCTTTTCTTTAGCCTTTTTACCTAGAATGGAAAGCTTTCCACCAGCTTTACTGAATATATAATCACCAACTGCTTGACCACCTACATCAAAAGCAAAGTCTCCAAGATCGAAATCTTCTCCATTTGCCATTTTGTAAGCTTGCATAGCAGCTGCACCACCAAGATAACCAGCACCTTTACCAAATCTCTTTTGTAAGAATCTATTAGCAGCAAAACTACCTAGACCCATAGAGAAATCTCCTGGTAATGCCTTTAAGTTTTCTTGAGCAGCAGCTTGATCTCCAGTAGCTGTATTATATAAATAACCTAGTCCATCAAATAGACCATAACCAGCTATACCACCTAGACCTTTAGCAGCGCCAGATGTTAATAGCTTACCTATTTTACTTTCTGCACCGCCTAAAATAGAGTTTCCTTTTCTAGAAACATCTCTACCAAAGTCTTTAGCTTTTTCAATAAGAGATCCTGCTTTTTCAGTAGCCCCTTCAGGTAATAATCCTTTACCTAAAGTTTTAGCTGTATCCCAGACATACTTGCCTAAATCTTTGATGCCTTCTTTAACGGCAGTCTTAATTTTAGGACCGATTTTTGCTAGAGCTGCAGCTATCATAGGACCTATTATTGGGAGAGAAGCTAATCCACTAAGCATACCACTAAGAGGACCAAATAGAGAATCTAATAAACTACCGCCTGCTTTCTTAACTGTTTGACCAGCTTTAGAAGCACCGATTCTTTCAGCAATTCTTTCTAATGCAACAGTAGATCTTTCTTGCAATTGAACCTTGTGTTGGTTCTTGGCATTGATTTCTCTATTGTGTTTATTAGGAATTTCCATCATTTGTCCATCAGAAGAAGAGATGGCATATTCTTTAGTATCACCATCTGCAGTAGGAACTGTAGTTATACCATTCTTACCAGCAGACGCACTCATAGATGAAGCACCTTTAGAACTGCTCATATTAGCACCTATAATAGATGCTGCAGATAATGAGCCCATATCTTTAGCTATTTCATCTTTAGTTCTCATATCAGTAGCTTTTGAAGAAGGAGTTTCTTTGACTTCTTCTAAGTCATCAGATTTTTTATCTCCGCCACCAAATAAGCCTCCTAGTAAACCACCTTTAGTAGCCGCTCCACCAGATCCGCTAAATAAACCTTTAGCAGCTCCAATAATACCACCAAATGCATGGTCTTCAATATCATTAGCATTTATTTTCTTACCATGCCAGATTTTAAATGTATCTCTAGCTCCAGGAGCTAAATGCATTTTCTCAGCTAATCCAAATGGCAAGAATGCTTTACTAACTGTAGGAATAATAGCATTGGTAAAGTTTTGCAAAGCACTTAATACTTCACCTTGACGTTTATCAATTTTATCATTAGCCTTTTCTAGTCTATCAAAGAAACCTTTACCTTTTTCATATAAGGCACCGTAGAAACCTTGTTTAACGGCATCGCTCATATCTTTAACTCCACCGTTACCAGTAAGGAAGCTATAGAGTTGAGTCATGTCTTTGTTATTAGGATTATTATCTTCAGCTTCGGTTTCATCTAATCTAGCATTTAAAGACATACCTTTTCGTTTTTGCAATTCGTTGACACGGCTACCTAATACTCTGGACATTGCTTCCATTTCTTTAACAGCACTTTCGTCACCTCTTACAACTCTGAGGTATAATTCTCTAAAGTCTTCTTTAGAAATAAGAGGTTTTTCAACCCCAATAGTTAGACCTTTATAAACTTTATCAGCAACTTTATAAATAGCTGCTTTATTGCCTTTATTAAATACTCTTGCTGCTTCTTGAGCTCTTACAGCTTTCTTTTCACCAGCTTTAAGAGTTTGAACAAGAGATTTATATTGTTCATCTGATAGTAGGTCTCCATTTTTAGATTTAAATTTAGCAAGTTTATCAAGAGCACCTTGAACACCTTTACCATTTTTAAATTCATCAATGATTCCTAATGCATTGAGGTTCACAGCACCTCTAGTTTGTTCTTGAATTTGATCTGCAGCTGCTCTAAAGTCAGCATAAGATTCTTTAGTAGCTTTATTGAGGTAGTAATCTTCGCCACGATATTTTCTATTCTTAGCAAAGTCTACAACATCATTCATTTGAGCTCTGGCAGCATTAATACCAGCATAGTTACCAGTACCAATATCTCCCATCATACGAGTTACGTCTGCTACATTACCTTCCAAATTATTTTCTTGAATGAATTTAATTTGTTCTTCAGTACTACCAGTACCATAACCTTTTTGAATGAGTCGTTTATTAGCCCAACCACCAACTTTATTTTCTAAACCTTTAGCAAGTTTACCTGCTCCTTTGGCTACTTTCTTACCAAACCACTTAGTCAAATTGAATGCTTTTGTTCCGATACCTAGTTTATCGAAAAGCTTTTCAAAGAATAAGCCTGGAGAATCAAGTTTGCTCTTAATAAAATTAGTAATAGATTTAGCAGATTGTAAACCATATACACCAATAAGTTTAGTTACAGGTTTTACAGTATTGAATATAGGTTTGATCATGTCATCTCTTAACCATCTACCAATATTCTTTTGAATATCTTGAAGAGTCCATTTAAGAGGGTTAGTAAAGTGACGTCTAATAGCACCAGCTAAACCGCCACGTCTTACACCGTTCTTATCCTTGATACCAAGCATAAGCTCTTCAAATTTATCAGTAGTAGAAATAATACCTAAACCAGCACCTAGGATAGAGTTACCCAAGATACCGAAAGGACCAAGAACCATCGTACCAATAGTAGCTGCTGCTACTCTAGGGAAATGTTTCTTAATAAGAGCTTTACGATCTTTATTTAATAAACCTCCACGGTCACCAAATAAGAAATCATTCAAGTCTTTATTATTTTTTACTATGGAAATACTTGCACCAAGCATAGCACCACCCAAAGGACCGAATGGGAGTACCAAACCAGATAGTGCGCCTACTGTACCGTATTTTTTAACATCTGGCATATACTTAGCTAAAGTATCTTGCCATTTTTTAGAGATGATACCCTCTTTATGAGTAACATTACCTTTATCATCAACAATATCTTTACCAAATACTGTTTCTTGGAAAGTTTTACTATTTTTGATTACATTAATAGCAGAACCAGCTAATGCACCAAATAAAGGCCCACCTAATGGGAATATAGTACCAAGAACAGCACCTGCAGCGCCACCTTGTACACCAGCACCCATATTCTTTTTAGCAAAGTCATTAAATTGAGAAGCTGCTTTTCTAGGATCTATACCAAAAGCTTGTTCTGAGAATGTCATTAATGGATCTATACCGATCGCACCAGATACTCTTCTAGTAGCTCTTTCAATTCCTCTAGTAAAGAAGTTTCCTTTGTTTTTAAGCTTAGCTTCAGTAACAGCTTGCTCATGAGCTCCAAGTTGTTCGACAATCTCTAAATCACTAGTACCACCTGCATGGTGTCCTATATTAGAAATTAATCTACGTTTGAAGTCTTTCTCTTCAGATAATTGTTGTCCTAAGTTAACACTATCTCTTTCAGGATTGAAAGGATTCATATTAGCAGGAATAACTAATTCGCCTTTATGAAGAGTAGTTAGAGTTACATTACCTTTAGAAGGATTAACATATTTAATCCCACTAGCATGGTGTTGAATACCACGTTCAGCTTCTGCTAATTTAGCTAATCTAGATTTTACTTTACCTCTTTGAGCAACGTATTGATTAATAGCATCGGAATTGTACCTTCTACCACCGATTAAATCATCAATACCAAAGAACTGAGCTGCTTCCATACCGCTACTTTGAACGGCATCTTTAGCATATCCATATAATCCTTGAACACCTTGTTTAGCATTTTCTTTAACGAAGTTTGCACCACGTCTAACCTTAGCTTTAGCAGCTGCTATACCTCTATCAATATCAAAGCCAAACCAATCTTTAGCAAATCCTTTGATTTTATCAGGAAGGGTTTTTGCTAATTTATCTCTAAGCTTACCTAAGATATCGTTAATTTGTCTATTAAGGTTATTAGTAATTTCCTTCATATCATGGATCATTACATTGAATAAACCTTTTACAGGTTTACCATCTTCATCCTTGATATTGGTATTCTTACCGAAAAGCATATCATGAATAAATTCATCAGCACCAGCAATTACTGTTGTAAGTAATCCTGCAGGGGCTTTGAATATACCTTGTACACCTTGTTGAATAGTCTGTAACTTATCGCCAACTGTACTAGACTTGATTACATCATCTAAGAAACTAGTTGCTTTATTACTAAGAGTATCAGCTAATTTACCTTTTCCTTTAGTTCTATCTTTATATCCCTGACCATGGAGAGCTTTCATAGCGTTTGTTAATTCTTCATCTAAAGAATTAGCTACGTCTTTACCCATACCTCCAGTTGTAGCAGTTTCTACTACAGAGGATTTAATAGATTTTTCTTTTTGTTTTAATTGTCTAGCAAATGCTTGATCTAAAGCAGTAATAGGATCAGCTTTTCCGCCTCTCCTACGTCCACCACCAAGACTTCCAGCACCAGATGCAATTAAGTTTCTGATATGGAATAATTCTTTGTAGATATTATATTGGTAATCATATAAAGACATACCATATTTGTCTTTGTATCTTGCATTTGGTGGTATAAAGTTACTAGCAATATAATCGCCACCAATAGAAGTTTTGATACCACCATTGGTAGCTTCATGTAATAACCCTTGACCAGAAGCATAGGTATTTTCGATCATTCTTGATTTAACAGCTAAACCACTGCTAATCTTACTTTGTAATTGACCTAATTGACCAGATGCTCTAAACATATTCATCACAAGATCAAAGGTTTCTTGAGAAGTATCTTTGCTCTTGTATTGATTATCTTTATTTTTGTATTTGGTTAATACCCTTTCTATATCCCTTGGATTGAAAGTGCCATTCTTCCAAACACCATCCATCAATTTATTAGCTACAGAAATGATCTCTTTCTTACGCTTGTTATATTCTTGCTTATCAGAAGTTCCTAGATCACTATAAACTACTGCATTTGCAATAGACTCTCTGAGTTTTTCAAATGCTTCACGTTTTAATTGTGTATCCATATGCTTCTGAACATTAGCAGCAGCAAGTTCAGTAGTCCATCTACCAGTTTGATAATTGAATACCCTAGCAGCTTCTCCAGTAAGAGCAGATTCTATCTTTCTTAAGTATCCAGGAATTACTTCTACTAAAGATTTTTGAGCAATACCATTCCAGGCAATAGCTCCTTTATTGTAATTACTACTTTCAAAATCTTTTAAGAAGTCTTTGTATTCCTCTTTAACACCAAAGATTCTAGCAAGCTCTTTACTCATTCCTTTCTTACCATTACCCAAATCGAATAATTGGGCTAAGGCAGATTGGAAGTAGCCGCTTAAGTTTTTATCAAAGTTACCAATAGCTTTCTTTAGATCTTTACCCATTGCCATACTGATACCACCCTTAGCAACAGCTTTCATAGGGTTACCAGTATATTCGGCAATCATCATAGGGAGAGCGGAGTACATCATTTTTATTGTATCTAATGTACCGCCATCTTTGTTAGCTTGTTTTTCGATGTGTTTAAAATAGTTTTCTAAACTAAACCCATCTTTACTAAATACCCTATTAGATCTGGCTTGGTTTCTATGCTCTTTAGTATCGAAAGAGTCTTTATATACACTACGCTGTATATCAATAAGCTCTTTTAATATAGCATTATTTTCAGCTGTAAGATTACTCATAGTTTCAAAATACTGTGTAGCATTTTGAGTATAAGTAAGCATTACTTTATTATTAAACTCTATCAATGAGTTAACGCCTTGACCTAGCATTTCAAAGCCATTAGTCATGACACCAATTTGTCTTTCTCCCTGTGCAAATTGCGCATGAGAGATAGCCTTTTGGTTTTTAAGCTGAACATCTGTTGTTTCAGCTATAACTCTAGATAGAGAACTTGTATTAGCTCTTAACTGACCAGAAATCATAGATGCTACTACAGCATCACCACGGGATATTTTAGAACCCGGATTTTCTTCGTCAGTATCATCGAAATCTTCCATCAAGTCGCCAAACATGTCAGACATCATGTCCATCATCATTTTTTGTTGGGCTTTAGCAACACTTTCGTTTTCATGATAGAAGTTACCAGTTGTTAGCTCTCTTTTTAGATTCCTAAACGTATCATTGACAGGTTTGAAAATAAATTGCTCTCTAAGATTCTTCATTTTAAGACCGACAGCTTGTCTAGAGCCTACGATCTCTTTAAAAGAATTCTTAGCATAGTCCTTATTATTCTCAATCATCTTAGTTGTTACAGGAGCTTGTTCTTTAAGAACTTCTACTGCAGCAAATTTCAATGATTTACCTAATCTCTTCGTATAGGCTAGAATAGAGTTTTTTGCCATAAAAGACTTGTCCTCCTTTCTTTAGCATTACGCTGATGTCTTAATTAGACATAATGATCCCCACTACAGAACTTAATCTGTAGTGGGATGTTCATTGTGTTTGCGGGAATGCTCCAGATATACCAGCTTAGTATATCAAAAGGTAGAACTGGGTCTAGCTTTTTAGAAGATACTTATTTATCTTCAGCCTCATCTTGTTTCTCAAATTTGTTGAAGGATCTTCCTTCAGTATCATTCCAGAAACGAGATTGCTTGGTTGGATCAATTTCTTTCCAATTATCTTCTTTCATCTCTTCGATAGTAGCTTTGCGGAAAGCTGGTACAGAAATGAATGTAATACGGAATTTATATTTAATGGAAGCAGATTTTCTATCGAAAACTGTTCTCCAACCAAGGGCAATATTAGAATCTGTTTTAAATCCTACTTCTTTAGAATTAATACTGAATGAAAGAGTATTAGGATAATTTTCGTTTGAGATAGATGGGATATTATTAGCAATACTATTCATCATAGCTTTAAGTACTGCTGCTTCGATTGCTGTATCTCCGCAGTATGCTTTTAATTCTGGAATGGCTTTAATAACTGTAGTATATGCATCTTCGAATGTATCGAAAGTTTTTGTAAGGTTAATTACAGTAGGTTTTATATTGAATTTTCCTTTAACAAAGTTAGACATTATTAGTTCTCCTCTTTGATAGTATCTTCTTCATTTTCTAATTCTTTATATTTCTCTGCTTTATCTAAAATAGATCGAGCATCATCGATATTCTTAACTTCCATATCAGTGATCTCTACTTCTTCACCAAGATCTTCATCTATATCTTTTAATTCTTGATTTGATAAGAAGATTTCATTAGGATGGAATCTATTAGAAATGTCTTTATTATTTGGTGTTAATGCAATGAATGCTATTCTTGCAAATATATCTGGGAATTGATCGTCTTCATTGATTGTGAAGTTATTATTTAATTCATCTATCAAATACTTGATAAGAGATTCAGTAACGATTTGTACTTCACGTTGTGCAGCTTTGTGGGCTCTGATATCAATAAAATGAGCAAGCTGTTCAATAGTAAAAGTCATCATGAGTTTAGTAGTTACATTCATAGGTAACCAAGCTCTTGCATCTTCTTTTACAATCTTATTATCCAATGCATATTGATAAGTTTCAAATGGGTCGATACTTCTTAAATATGCAGCAGTATTTGCATCTAGATCTTTGTATCTTTCTGGATAGGTATCTAGTGGATTTACAAATTGGGATATATCTGTTTGATGAGTTACATATCTTTGAGACTCTTGAGAAATAGCAACTCTATGACGAGTCATTTGATTTGCACATGCTCTAGAAATATCATGGAATACGAAAGACATAGTAGCAATTTTAAATAGATCTTTTATATCAAACCCATATTGTTTGATATATTCAAATATCTTTAATAGATATTTATCTTTTCTATGAAGATAATCTACTAATTTATCAGACCATTCTTCTGTATTAGTTTCAAACTCATCTGCTACTGTATCATAATTATTAGGAGATTCTAGTTTTTCATATTCGTATCTATGCTGAGTTACTTTAGAAATAATTTCTTTTGTAGCAACTTCTGGTTCATAAATACAATCTTCTTCATCAATCAATCCATCTTCAATATACTGATGAAGGATTTCTTTTTCAAAAGAAGCACACATGATATTCTTAACCGTTTCCACAAATGGATTTTCTTCAGAGCATTCTCTAATAATATGGCCTAGTGCTCTAGATGATCCACTAATAAGTATTGCTATAGAAAGATTACTCTGTTCTTTAATAGATAATCTACAATAAGTAGTATAGGATAAGAATTCAGATAAGTATTTTACATAATTGGTTGTAAAAGAAGCATAAGCTGGAATTTTAATAATTGCAATTACATTGGTATGCTCAAAAGGAGATTCATGACCTCTAGCTCCCATTCTAGAGCAATATGATTTTTGTTTATCATATCCAGAATCTGGTAACATTCCAACACAAATTCTTCCAGATCTATTTAATAGATACACATTATCAGAAATATCTACTATTTCAAATTCTGGAGTTGGTACTACTTGTAATCTTCCATCTTCAGTCATTTTAGGATCAGTATTCCATTTATCACTTGTTTTGTTAGGTTTCACGATATCCGTTAGTTTGTCTATTAGTCCCATTTTACTAGTTCTCCTCTTATAAGGGAATATAAAGTTATAGCTATAAAAGTATCTTATAAAAAAGTCAATGTATTTATATAAAATTAAAAGAAAACCCTAGAACCATTACGGCTCTAGGGCATGAATTAGAATTATTAATCGACTAATTTATGAGAATCATAAAGTCTTCCACAAGGGTCTATAAAGGAATCGTATAAATCATCATAATCGTAAGTCAAATGATGAGTTCCCTCGTTTCTATGGTGATGGTATGGTCCTCCATAATAATCACCTCTCCAACCATTTTCTCTACCTTCATAATCGTATAGCGGAGGATAAATAGGAGGTCTGCATACACCGTATTCATGATCACATTGACAATCTGGTTTCCCAGACTTAGGAGCATATACATATTCTGATTTTCTTCTAGGATGACATTCATGAATTTCGTGAATAGTATTCCCAGGATTAAATCTTTCATATCTATCTGTTCCCATAATCAATTTATTACTATTTGGATCGTAATAATATCCATCGTAGAATGGTTCATTAACTTCATCATATTGACCATCGCTATGAATCAAAACACATGGGATATTGTTTTGTTTACATAATTTGATGATAGGATAGATAGCAGATGCTCTGTAAGCAATATTATTATCCATAAAGATAATTATTCTATCTAATTTAGAAGTATTAGAATATGGATGGAAGTTTTCTAAAGCACACAAGAAATCACCAATGCAATGTCTCATAGCAGCAGGATTTCTAAAATCAGATACTAGTGGAGATTTATGCATGTGATCATAATCAACACCATACATATGAGCAATCTTTTCTACATCAAAATCAGATCTAGGAGATCCTCCATAGATAACTTCTAGATTCATTCTTCTATAATATCTTTCGAAGAATGTTGTAAGTGTTCTAGTAACTACATATGGTTCATATCTCCATAATGGATCTACTACAATAGCAACTCTTCCATATGGTTTAGGAGGAAGTGCTTTTGCATTTTTACCACATTCACAATTAGTCCAATTATCCATAATAGGATTTGGATTACCTTGCACATTAACGGAGCAAGAGAATTCTGCTTCAGCTGTTACATCAAACCAGTTAAGCATGAATTCATCTTCTTTAGTCAGCTTATCATTGCAGCAACATTTATTCATGGTTGCACTCGCATTCCTTTCTTCTTTTACGAATAGATCCTCCTAATCGATATTCTCTCTTAGTTTCTTTTACATAAACCTTCATACCAGGTTTAAGCATTTCTCTAGGAATATCTAATAGGTCATTCATAGAATCTACTACTAAGAAATCATCTGTTGGTTCTGGTTTGATATATTTATCGTTTAGAATATGAATTTCAGAATAGATATCTTCTAATTGTCTATTACCAGTAATTACACTACCAGGAATATCTTTATAGCATCCATTTACAATAACTGGTACTGTAACAGATCCTTCGAATCCTTCTTCATAAGGAATTACGATATCTATTAATCCATTAAACTGTCTGAAAGTATGATAATGAGATAAGAATACAGTACCATCAATTTCAGGAGTTACATAGTCGTGTATATGAACTACACCATCTAATAGATCATAGTTTTCATATTCTGGATCTATTTGTAAATCACCAAGAAGTTCTTTGATATAATCATCTACTGTAATAGATGCAGCAAATTCCGTATTAGAAGTGCATGGTACTAGCATCTTAGAATACATAGAATAGATATATTGATTAGATTGAATCCCTACTCTACCATATAGGTATAACTGTCTTACATTCTTATCAGTAATATCTAGATCACATTTTAGATCATAATTACTAATAGTAGCTAGATAGATAAGATCATCTACAACAAACAAAGTTCTATTAAATACATCTGCATTTAAATTGACGTTAGAATTGATATCTGTAGAAGACCAGAAATCCTTTACAGTAATTTGTGCTGGTATAGAATTAGAAATAGATTCTTCTAATTCTGCTTTAGCATATTCTAAATTACAATTTCTTAGAATATCCAATGCTCTAATAGATGGAACTGTAATAGCGCCACTAAACCAAGTCTTATCATGTTCTATTTCTGTATTGGTATCATCTTCAATAAAATTAGCTTGTAGTTTTACACTAGAATCTAGATCAGTATAATTAACTTCTTTATCAAAGATCATTTGACCTTTAAGGTCTGGGAATAGTCTATAAGTAGACTCTTCTAGATTAGTTTCACCATTAATATCAATCTGATTCTGATCATCAATATATTTCTTACCAATAGAGAAATCACCTTGAATATCTTTAACCACATCTGTAGGTGTATGGGTAAGTTTACCTTTGATCATTGCAATGTATTCTACAAAGGCATTATTCTTAACTATAATACTTGCAGGAATGTCGTATGCATGCCAACCTCCTACAAAGAAGAACTCTCCTTTAAGTATAAATTGCTTGAATCTGATTCGATTGGTTTCATCAAAATTTTCGATATCTGGCATTTTGTAGCCTCCCAATCTTATAAAAAATTTAGCTAAATTTTGTATTATAATGATGTGATAAAGTAATCCATAGAGTCAATTAAGACTCTATGGATATTTGTTGTATTAGTTATAAAATCTTGCATCAATCATTTCTACAAATCTGTATCCAAGAATAACATTCTCTGATTTATTAGAGTAGCAGAAACAATAATAATCTTTTAAATCAATATGGAAATCTGTTACTAAAGATTGGGCTGTTTCTTTGTTAATACCCTTCTCAAGATTGTTACTTCTAATCATATCATTCAGTATTTGAACTGCATGACATTTACTATCAAATATTACAGGTATTACTAGTAATCCTACAATACATTTTTTAAGTTTGATTTGAAATGTATCTTTGATCAATACAAGATTTTTAGATTCCATAATTAGATACCTCTTAGATCTTATAGATGATCTGTAGGAGCTATTACATCTGGTTCTTTTTCTACAGGAGGTTTGTCAGATTCTTTTTCTTCCATACTAGGAGGATTAGCAGGGCTAGGCATACCAATACCATAGAAGTGATGCCAGATAATAGATTCTTTGCTAAATAAATTTGTGTCCATATCTGCTGGTTTAGGTAAACCCATACCATAGTATCTACGATATGCTACAGATTGATCAGTATATGGATTTGTATCAAAATCAGAAGGTTTAGGAATACCAAGATTATAGAATTTTCTATAGATAACACAATATTCATCTTTATAAGGGTTTTCATCATATCCTTCTGGTTTTGGTAATTCCATAGAATAGAATTTTCTATAAGCAATAGATTCATCGCTATAAGGATTAGTTTCTAAATCATCTGGTTTTGCTGGACCTGTTTTAGAACCTTTTGTAGTTTCATTATCTTCTGGATTATATAAGTATTCAAATTTGAAACCTACTAGAAGTTCTTCATTATCGATTTTTACACCAACAACTGCTTCATATAGATCTTCTGCATCTTCACGATTTTCTACACCAACAGAATTGGCTAGTAAGAATACATCGTTTTGAGTTGTTTCAAAATAACGATCATCTTTTACATAATCAGCTACTAGATCTAATAGTTTTGCTGTTGCTCGTTCTTCATTATCGAATACAAACATTGTAGTCAGTTTAGTATCTTCCATTAGATCATTTTTGGTTTTATTGAGAGTATCATTAGTAATAACAATCATTTCTGCCATATTATTTTATACTTCCTTTCTTTATAAAATTTATAATTTGATTCTAAAATATAGAACTACTTAATTGTCAATCTTTAATCTCCAATAAAAAAAAATAAGGCCTTTGGCTATTCGGGTCGTGGGTTGATGGCGAAGCCAAAAAACCCACAATCCCCCGTCTAGTATATAAATATATATTATAGAAGTCATTATAGATAGAATCATATAGATATAGTATTATACTTAACCATATAGACTATCACCTCTTAGGTGCATAGTACTAATCTAATATAGTATTATATTAGATTTAATCACTATTGTTGAATCAAACTTAGGTTTGATTTATATCAGAAACTGATAACGAACTTTTTCTTCTATAATATATTATTAAAATTTGGTTTACCCCAACATATATTGAAAATTTTCGATATACTCTAGAGAAAAAATAAAAGAGATGAGTAATTAAACCCATCTCTTTTAATACTAATTATTTAACTTCATAACGGTATACGGTAAATGTAGTTTTACTATCCTCTTCTGGGAATTCATCATTCTTATAGAATAGATCTACAGAATAGATTCTTTTAGCATCAGAGTTATTATCAATAAAAGGATATTCTGGTTCAATACCAAATTCTGCCTTTTCTTTTTCTACTAACTCAGTTACAAAATCAATAGCCTTTTGTTTATCTTCAAATATATCCAAAACTTCTGGAGCTGAATAATATGTAGGACCATCATATTCTTCTACTTTTGTTACAAGATAATTATATTTCTTAGTCATGGTTTTATCTCCTTGGTTGTAGAATATGTCTCTTACTGAAAACATATATGCCTTGTCATTAATCTTAAAAGATATAGGTTTAACATTTTTATTATTAGAAGCTACATGGCTATAGAAGTACTTATTTATTTCTTTTACTTCATGATCTTCTAAATATTCAGCACCTTCACCAAACTTTTGATCTAAAAATTTATTTAGTTCATCAAATGCTTCATCTGCTCTTTTAAATGCTTTATTACGCCAAATAATACCATATTTATTTTCTATCCCATGGTCAATACCTGGACGTTTATTTGTATTTAAGTTATAAATAGATTCCACAACAATCGTTGCTGTTTCTTTTAATTCATGCTTCGCCAACTTTACCATATTTATTGTCCTCCTTAAAGGTTAAAGTGAGTATGAGATTTATACAATGCCCTATCTTTCAATGTATTATGTCATACTAGAAACTATATCATCGAACTCCATTAACCCTTTATAATAATCTCATTACCCCCATCATATCCTCCTTTCTTTTTGAGATTATTATATTATGATGTAAGTCTTGTTATAAAACTAACACCATTATTATAATATATAATCATATTAAAAATTAAAAAAATAGAGATAGGCACTAAGACCTATCTCTGTATTTTTATTCCCATATAAATTCTTCTCTAAATCCAATAATAGCATTATCAAATTTATCGTAGATGAATGTAGAATAATCGTCAATTGTATAGGATTTTAATCCTTCTCTAAAAGCTTTTAACTTATCTTCATCTATTTCTTTAATATATCTTTCAGTATTATAGAACTTATTTTTTATAAGTTTACTCACAACATCGACGCTATTATATATGCCATAATCCTTATCTTTTTTAGATAATTTATAGGTTTTTTGCTTACCAGTATCTTCATCATTCATGAGATCACTAGTTAATTTTCTCATACCTTTGAAAGGGGCTAAAGGATTTATCATACCAGTAACTTTAGATTCAAGATGATATTCTTTATATACAATAGGATCTCCGTCTAATTCATAATTCTCTACGAGTTTATTAGTATCAAGATACAATTTATCAATATAAACAATGGAATATTTCCCTTTTATTAATCTCTTGCCAAAATTACCTGCTTTTTCAGCAGCATCCATAGCACTAAATGCAACAGAAAAAGGGAAAGGAAAATCTCCATATTTTTTATCTTTTTTACTCATGATTTTTCTCCTATCAATCTACCAATACTACTTCTCTAACAACATAGCAATGTGCTATATTATTTAATTTATACCCTTTGCGAGCATGAGAAGAAACTACTTCTTTATAGTACTCATTAATCTCTTTGATTTCTTCTTCTTTAAGATTAACTGAACCATTTATTTTCCTTTGAATACTAACATGCTTCTCTAATACATCAAATGCAGCATTCGCATCTTTGAAAACTCTGTTATAAAATAACTGATGAAGTTTATTAGTAGGCCCATTATTACTCCCTTCATCAAAATTATAAGTAGTTTCTAATATTAAATATACCTTTGGCATCTCTTCCATATTTACTAACCTCCAAAAAGAAAAAAGAGATAGGAACTCAGTCCTATCTCTTATCATTTTAATCTAAATCGATTTCAACAACGTAGAATGTGTAGATTACATTACCCACTTTACCATTTTTAGTGTAGACTACTTTATCGCCATACCCAATATCAATTTCCCTTACTTCATCTTCTGGCACTTCTTCATGCCCACCTTCGACTTTAAAGAATTTATCAATACGATTAATAGCATCTTCTTTTGTTTTATAACATTTCAATTCAAAGAAAGAACCATCATCTTCAAATATAATTACTTTACCTTTGATGGTTTTATCATATTCTGCAACATATACTGAATTGAATAATACATAACCTTTTTCCATAATATACCTCCTACTTTCCAAATGGAGTAGTTTTTAAGATATCAATAGCCATAACTTTATAAGTTGCTATTACATTCTCCATTTCGAATACTTTATAATATCTTAATCGTCCAGCTAGTTCATCTACATTTGGAAGTTTATGAAGAATATTTTCATCATTGACTTCTTTAGCAGATTTCTGTAAAGATTCAACAATCTCAATTGCTGCCTCTTCTGTGGCATATGCTACAATACCAAGCAGCCTATCATTATCTAATTGCTTTAGCTTATAATCTTCACCGAAAATGAACCATGTCTTGGTATATAAACTTTCCAAAATTACATAACACTTATCCATATTACATTCCTCCTTAGTCTTGATCATATAAACTAATTCCAGAATCTATAAGTTCTCCACTTTCATTTTCGATTGCGAAAGCATAGATATTTTCAGTTTCTGGATCAATATAGATTTGATAGAACTTGCTTAGTTCAATTCCAGAAACACGTTCTAAAACATCTAATCTATCTCTTGGAGGAAGATCTTCTAATCCCATATTATCACGTTCATAATACACTCTATCAAGAGCTGCATCGAACGCATCATCTTCTGACATAGATTGAGTACCATCTTCATTAGATTCATACTCATACGGGCCAAATTTCATTTCTTCATCGAATTCGTTATTTGTATCTAACACAAATAATTTTACATATATTGCTTCCATAATTACTTCTCCTAAATAGATTAAATTTCGCGACCAACATAAGTGCCATCTTCTTCAAAGTTATATGGAGATAAGATTGCACCATTTTTATCCATTACGAAAATACCATACATAATATCATCTTTTTCGATGATACCAAAATAGTTATAGAAGTGACGAGCTAAAATTTGATCTTTTCTATGAATTATTTTATTAGCTTCATTAGAATATTCGAAGAATAATCTTCTAGCTTCTGTATTATCTACTTTAGAATACTTTTCTAACTTGTAGAAATATTCTTTAATCCATTTTTGGATAGCATAGATAATGTGGTAAATACCATATTTTTCTGGAACTTCGAACTCAATATCCCACATAATATGATCATCAATTCCTGGCAAACCACCAACCTCAAATTTACCTGTTTCCTTGTTTAGCATATCTAATGCTAAAATAAAAGTTTGCTTTTCCATTTTGCCTTTCCTTTCGTTGTTATTAATAATGGAAACCAAAAAAGATATAAGCTCAAGATTAAAATGTTTTATCCGATATTCTTATATCATAATTATAGTATATAATTATATTGTATTTTGAGCTAGACTTCTAATTAAATCTTTGAGTAACTTGTAAAGGAGAATCGAACTATGTATACGATAAATATATACCACATTTTTGATAAACTATCTGATGGAGTAAAGAACAACTATATCTGCGAAAATGATAAAGAATTAGCAAGATCTTTAAAGATCCAATTAGCTAATGCTAATACGATTGAAAATGATGATGTTACTATCAACTTATTTACTTTCATTGAAGGAGAGTATAGTTATGGTAACTTAATAGCTAGAACTAATGCTTTAAAAGAAGTTATTGATGAAAATGATTCTTATAAAATAGATGATGTAGAAAATAACTACTCTATTACCAACTATTTAATCGGTATGGATGGAGTAATCTATAATATGAGAGATTACAAATCAGTTATGGATAATAAAGACACTATTCGCTCTTTAGGAATACAGAAAGTTTCCCAAGATCCAACTAAATACCGTAAAGATGCAGAAGCAGAATTGAATAAGAAATCTACTAAATTGAATCTACTAAAAGAGATTCAAAACTTAGTTATTCTTACTACTGTATATGAAATCTTGGAAGATGATGCTGAAAAGAAAAAAGATGAAATAGATGAATATGCAGAAGAAAATATCAAAGAAAACTATATTAGTGAATTTGATATGATCTTAGATAAGATGGATAGACTATTCCCTGATAGTGATGATATTGAAATCACTGGTGTAGAGTATAATGGTAAGAAGATTACTACAGATGAATTCACTCAAGAATTAAGCACTCATAGATATCCAGGATACTATGAAAAACAAGTTCCTATTGAAGATACTCTAGAAGATAGCTATATCATTTATACAACAAGAGGTATTGTTAAGAAATCTCCTTCTACTGATATCTATGATATGAATATTGAGATAGAAGAAACTGAAAAATAGTTATATACTATATTTGTGATAGCATTATAAACTAGTGTTTCTTCCACTCCACCACGGAAGTAAAATGTGGTTACTATAGGACGTTGTTTCGCATATCAATCCTAGCAGTGTAAAAACGGTATGTAAAAAGGATATACTCAAAAGGTATATTCTTTTTTGTTTAAATTAATAACTTTAGACAAAGAATGGGAGTAGAGCGTAATGCTCTACTCCTTATTTTTTTATTATAGATCAGCTAATATTTCATTCAACATTCTTGGTTTGATACCTAGTTCTTCTTGGCATTGGCGAGAAGTTTCTAAAACAAGTTTATTTAATAAACCTTGTAACAATGCAGATGGAACCATACGACCCATTACACCAGAGATAGTAAGGAATGCATTTACATATTCATCTTTACGATAATCAGTGAATGCTTCTTCACCTTTAGGAACGATGTAAGAGTTTACACCTTTAAGAGCTTGAGAGAATACTAGTTTATCACCAATACCAAACTTATCATTTACTTCAATATAGAATTCAATACGAACACCATCGAGATGTTTCAATTTACCTTCTGCAGGAAGTTTACTTGTTGCTTCTAGAGTATATTCTTTATCTACTCCATTCTTTCTCATAATCTTTTTAAGTTTATTGATTCTAGCATCATATTCTTTTACTATCTTCAATAATGTAGGAGAAAGTTCTTCATCATTACAAGTTCTATAAATTCTAATATCAGTAATTTGACCAGTCATCTTAGCTCTTACTGGTTTACGTCCTAGATCTGATAAACCATCAGCATTATCATCAGTAATATTTTTCAATAACTCATTTGCTTCTTTTTCGTCAAATGAATCTTGGAAAATAAGTAAAGGGTCACCTTCTTGAACATGGTCGCCAACAGATACCATATTATATACGTTGGAGTTCTTATCAAGAGATACGTCCTTTTGAACGTCTACTTTAGATTCTAGAGCTTCAGAGATAGAGTTATCAACTACACAAGAGTCTTCATAACCTAAGTCTGTATTCATAATAGCAACCTTGGCTAAAGTACCCATGTTATAAGAGATATTAAATGGACTAGAACCCTTGCCTCTATTACCAATTGCATTAGAATAAGATTGCTTATCATATGCTATTATATCATTAGCTTCAATCTTTTGACCAACCTTTACAGTTGGATCTAGTTTAATAGTGATATAGAAACCACCATCAGAGTTCTTTTGAATATTGGTTCTAAGATCAATGAAATCTCTTTCTTTTGTCTTAGAATCTTCGATGATCATATAATCCTTAGTAATTTCTTTTACTACTGCTTTTTCAAATGGGCATTTATATGCAAACTTATTAGAAGTAAGATATGGTAATGCTTCATCGGCACCAGTAGTAATAAGAGCAGGCATAGATTTTTTAACCAACATTTGATGTTGTGCTGTTTGAGTGAATGCCATTGCTGTACGGAATGGATCATCATGATTAATAGCTAATGGAGACAATGCTTCCATAACAGAGAATGTATTTAAGTTATTCAACTCTTCTGGTTTCTTAGGAGTGATAAATCCACGTTTGTTTCTAACACCAGCATCAATTACAGTTTGTCTATTAATACCTACTGTAGAAGCAAAGCCTGTAGACATACCAAGAACACCAAGCATTGTTTTATCATAACCGCGTTTATCAAGACCAAAAGATCTTTCAGAGTTCATACCTGATAAACCTTTGAATGTAACTTTAGAAGAAGTCTCTGCTTCTAATAAAGGATTCAAAGTAGATAAATCAGAAGAAGTTTGGTCATGTGTTAAGATAGAATCAATTACTGCAGATCTCTTAGCAGAGAAAGTGGCTTGACCTTTGCTTCTCTTGATCATAGTTCTATAAGCACCATATGCTTTAGCAAGAACTTGATACAAGTGACCAACAATAACTTCATTGGTTCTTAGACGGTTACCAGTGATATCAGTATGACGATTGAACTTATTATCTACTAATAAATCATTACCATAGATCATAAGATCAATGTAGTTATCTGGTACATTTAAAGTCTTACAGATTTCTTTAGTAATAGGATCTATCATTAAATCATAGAAGTTATCAAAACCATCTGCTTTAATTCTACCACCGAAATCATCTAACATATCTAGCCACATATCTTTACCATTGATTTCTTTGATTGAATAATCATTGAAATCGCATTGCATCAATCCATTCATAAGCATATTATGACCAGGATCATCAGAGTAGTATGCTAGATAACCATCTTTGAATTTGATATAAGTAGTATCTCTAGATGGACGTGTTTCTTGGAATTCATACTTGATTCCGACTCTGTTCAATAATCTTTGTAAACCGATATTATATGATAAGAGAATAACTACAGGAATCTTGGTATTCATGATAGAAGCTTCTGAGTACATTAATCTTTTAGCTACAGAAACAGTTCTATAGATTTTATCAAACTCACCAGACTTATCATGGTTTCTTAAGATATTCAAAATACCCATATCTACACTAGTATCAATAAATGGAACTCTTTTACCATTAACTACATAGCAGGCAATATATTTATTAGCAAGCATTTCATCAGTGGCTTTAGATTCTGGAGAACCAGATGGGAAATAGGATTTATCAAATGGAATCTTGGTTAATTCATCCATATTGAAAGAGATATAAGAACCATCTTTGAATTTGATCTTAGAATACATAGATGCTAAATCAATAAATTCCATAGGTAATTCATATTTTAAACAAATCTTTCTATTATCACCATCAGTGACTTTAATATCATTACCTTCATACTTAGTTAAAGTCTTTACGATTTTATTGATAATAGGGGAAGATTTGGATAAACCGCTTGGGGATTTTCTATAGATGAATACCTTAGAATAGTTAGATACTAATTGAACAGCATCACCATCTGTTTTTACAATTGGTAAAAGCATCAATTGACCAATAAGAGTTTTTTCATTACCTCTTAATTTCATAAATCGATTATTAATCAATCTAGGAATATCTAGAGTCATTGTAAAACGTTTACCAGTTTCAGCATCTTCATAATGACAAGTCCAAGTATCAATATAATCTTCAGATGTAGAAGTATTTTCTGATTTAATATCTATGATATTCATAGGATGACTCACATTAATAAAATGACTAAACATCGCTACGATATCTGGATCCATCTTATACTCTTTATTGAAATTAGCGAACTTTACTTTCTTCCAAGATTCATCCATGGAATCAATCTTGATTTCAGCAGGTTTGATATCATCATTCTTTTGGAACTCTTCCATAAGTTTAGCAACAGATTTACCATTAACTTCTTTTGTAAGAAGTTTCTTTTGAGTTTCTTCCATTCTAGACTTACGAGCTTTATTCATCTTGATACCATCTTCAGATTGAAGGTCAAGAAGTACATCTTTTAACCATTCATTGTCTTTATCATCTGGATCATTCTTTTCAAGAGTTTCCATAGCGTCTTTAGTAGTGGTGGACTTAGAGGCTATTTTATCAAGCTTATTTACTAGAGCAGCTTTCTTAATTTCAGGGTCTTTGGTTAAACTAGGATCATCTAGTACACCCATTTTCTCTAAATCATCTTTTGATAACTCTTTTGTACCACCAGTTAAGTTAGTTAAAGTAATGCCACCCTTTTCTAATTTATCTGTAAGCTGAGCAACGATTGCTTGTCTAGAGTCATGATTGATTTCTTCTATGCCAGTATATTCACCACTAAGAATATTATTTGTAAGAGATACAAATTTATTCAAATGATTCATATCCATCATATTGAAATCTACCGTGAAGTATCCATTATCACCAGTGAATAAGATAGTATAATCTTTCCATGCTTGTAATTTAGATGGATTAATTTTTACTGTTCTATAGATGAATGAGAATGGGTTAGAAGAATTCTTGTAATCAAAGATACTTGTATCTGGTACAGCCTTCTTCCAATCTGTTACTGGAATAATAATTGTCTTCTTATCATAATTAGAGAATCTTGAATCCATAAGGAATCTATTTAAGAATGTAAAGAATACATCCAATCCTCTGTCTCCAGTAAACTTAGTATTGTTCTTATAGAAGATATCTGTATAGAATGACCAATCATAGAATAAGTTTCTATTCTTATAAAGTCTAAGATCGGCAAATGTATATTTAAGATATCTTACTTCATTTCTAATCTTTTCGTAGAACTTCAAACATTCTGCTTGAGATCTCATTCTATTATTATATAAAATCTGTCTAAAGATATTGGTATAGTTATAAGAACCAAATTTAGTAGTTTCTGTTTCTTCATTAATAATAGAATCTACAAATTCTGGATAGAGAATCTTATGATATTCTTCTCCTAGTTTATATTCCATACCAGTTTCATTTAGAATAATATCATTATTAGATACAGATTCATTTAGAGATAAATCTCTTAATAAAGCAGAATCATATGCTTCATTATTAATAGAAATATCTCCTTCTTGGTTTAAGTTATTATTAATAATAAGATTTACATTCTTTTCGATGAAGTAAGAATTGAAAATAATATTATTCAACTTAGCAAGTCTATTGTTTAGAATATTAATACTGGATTCAGTATTCGGTGTCATTAGATATACAATAGAATTATGAGTTCTATCTTTAAGATCTATTGGGTAGTAATATTGGCCTCTGTATAATCTAAATGGATTTAATTCATTTAAAAATATTGCCACGTTGGTATCCTCCTTATCTATTGTAAAACATTACCTTGATGTAATCCCACTAATAAATATTATGGGTATATACTATAATTATGATAAGAGGTTATATATCTCAGAGTCACAATTGAGTGACAGGCTATATTTGATCATATGGGTCTCATCTTCAAACTCAACCCATATGATTAAAATTAATATTAATATACTGGGGGTACATTAATATTTGTGATAAACCAGCCAAAAAGTAATAAAGGTTAACTACATAACTTTAT